GGCGTGTTCCATCGCACGGTAAAGAACCTTCAAATCGGCGTGCTTGGTTTCGTGCTGTAATCGCTCGAACATTTTGATCGCCGGGCCTTCGGCAACCATCGTGCTGGCATAGTTGGAATTGCTGGCGTCACTGGTCAGCATGAATTCCGGCATCACCACGCGGCTGGCGACAGCCCGCAGAATGGATTGCAGGCCCGCTACGGCATCGGCTACCATGCCCGCCACGGCAGGCGGGAACGAGTAATTCAGTCCGGCCGGCGCGTCGATGATGGTGCCCGGTCGGTAGCGGCCTAAATACTCTGGCTGCTGCGTGAGCGGGTTTGTGCGTGAATCGACCGCCTTGGACGCGCGGAACGTGCTAGCCGCGGCGGGCGTCGTGCCGGCAGCGTGCTGGCGAATCAAGCTAATGGCCGATTGAATTTCGATCTTCGCGGTTAAGTTTGTGAGAATCTTATCCGCCCGGCGCAGCAGGTCTTTAATCGGCCAGAGCGTTGGCATACCACGGCGCACGTTCCTATCAACGTTGGCCTTGCGATGTTGCACTTCGCTGGCATCGACTTCCTTTTCGTCGATGTAATACGCCTCGATTCGTTCAACGTCCTGTTCGGCGGTCTTGATGCCAAACGCGGCGCACACGTCGCTCGTGGGTGCCGTGACTTGCCACGGTTCGACAAACCGCAGTTCGGTTACGCCGTTTTCCTGCGGGAAGAATCGCAAGAACGCTTCGCCATCACGGTCTAACCGGCGGCGTGTTTCTTGCTGGCGACTTGGCCAATCCACTTCGTACATCCACTCCTCTAGCCAATCCTGCGCTATCACGATGGTCTTTTTGTCAACGTCCTTGCCCGGCTTAGCGGCCACGGTGTAGGTATGCCCGGTGCCGACAACGTAGCTAATGCGGTTCTCCAAAATGTTGATAGCAAACTCGGAAATTTCCGCCAGGATGCGGCAGCATTCGCGGGCACGGTCCAATTCCATTTGATCGCGGAAGCCTGCGCGGTCGGTGCCGGGCTGGCCCTTCATCGAACCACCGCCGCCCCATTGCCCGCCCGTGGTGCCTACCACGTTCCACAGATTGCCGTAGCTGTCGCGGGCCGCGTCGCGCGGGTCGATGTAATCGCTAAACAGAGAGAGCGATTCCCGCAGTATTCGCGATTCCACAATGGCATAGAGCCGGTCGCGTTCCGTGAAAATCTGCTCGCTGGTTTGTTCGTTCAACTCTTCCATGAATCACCCCACTGGTAAGTAGCTGCCTAGTCCGTCGTTGACTTCCTGCCCGCCGATTAGCACCTGTGCCAACCGAACGGCCATTTCGAGCGCGTCCGGCCCGTCGTCGTGATCGCCGCCCGGAAAGTCTTGTAACTGTTCAACGAGTAATTGCGTGCCGGGAGAATTGCTTTTGAATCGAATCTCGCCCTTGGATAGAAACGGCGTCAGGCGGCGAATGCGCACCACCTTGCTCACGCGGTTATCTAGCCCATAAGGCTGCAACACCAACCCACGCGATGCTGCCATGCGACCAATGTTGTCGGCCAATAGCTCTTGAAACTGGTTTGTTTCGCAGCCGAATAAATCCGGCTTCCACGTGCGGCAATGTTCGACGGCCGTTTCGGCTAGCAAGTCCACATTGCGCCGCTCAATATCCGCTTCGCAATAAACCGTGCCTTCTGTATCGACCATCAGCTTGACAAACGCTCCGTAGTCCCCGGCCTTGCTGTCTTTTCCCTTCGATGGGTCGAGCGACAGCGTTTTGCATTGCCACGTCGCGGGCCATTCGTCGAACCACGCGTGATCGCCGAACCACGCGCCGGGGAACTCCGCCCCCTCCAATTCGACGAACTCGCCGCCAAGTTCTTGGCGTGCCAGGTTCGGCGCGTACTGGTGCATTACCGAAGTATAAAACGTCGCCGGCAGAAACGGGTTATCGCGGGTATGCGAGTGAAATAGCTCGACCCCTTCGCCGCGGATGCCGAATACTTTGTACGTCCAATGCGACTTGCCTTGCGGCGTGAATGTGGCCGATAGCCAGCCCTGCTCCCCGGCTTCGCGCAAGCGGCCCAGCATAATGTCGAATGCTCCGCGGTGCATTAAACTCGCCTCGTCCATCCATGCGCCGGAGAGGTTCGGACCGCGCAGCCGTTCGGGGTCGTCGGCAGACCTGCCCAAAACTTCAGCGCCGTTACCGAGTACCATTCGCATTTCGGTTTTGTTTTCTTCGCGGAAGTATTGGAGTTCTTTGGCCAAGTTCATCAGTGTTCGCCAACTCGCATCACGCAACATGCCGTAAGTAGGAGTTACCACCATGTAAAGCCGGTTCGGTTTCGCCCTTCGCAGTAAGTCATACGCGCCCACCCACGATTTGCCGGAACCGATGCCGCCGACATAACCACGACTGATCGCGTTACTGTTGCGAAATGCCGCTTGCGCCGGATGCAGCTTGATTTCCTTCGTAAGTTGAGCCATCCACGATTTTTTCCACGATGATTAACGAGTGATCTACTTGGTGGGAATGTAAATGCAAATCGGGCTTCTGTTTGTGTTCGTCGGCCATGTTCTGCGATTCCATCGCCACCACGGTCTTGATTGCGATTCCCTTGCTGCGCGTGTTGCCCTTCATTAGTTGATGGGCCGCTAACGTCGCCTTCTCGATTAAAGTACCGCCGGTTTCCTTTACTTGCTCTTTGAGTTCTTGCTCGGTCGCTTGTGTGGGGAACCGTGCATCTATCCAGCCCTTCCGTATCGCCATCGCTTGAAGTCGTGCATCCTGCGTTACGGTTAGGCCGCTCTCCGCACGCTCTACGCCGCGTCGTTTCGTGTGCCGCTTAGTTCTTCTCATCCCGTGGTCCCCGTGGTTTCGTATTCAAACGGCGCGGCCGCCGATAACATGCCGTTGATCTTGTCGATCTCCTCGAGCAGCGATTTGCGGTACGAATCCCATGAAACGCTTTGCCCGTCGATGCTGTACGTCGGTTTGGGGTTCGCGGAAATTGCCGCCAGTTTGGCCGCGTAGTTATCTCGCATCGTTTGCAGATTTGTGGCGTAGCTGCCGGTTGTAACCGTTGTTGTGCTGCCGTCGCTGCTGGTCGATGCTTCGATGCTGCCCAGCAGATAACCAGCCGTGCCAGCGACGTAAGAGCCGGGCAGAGTTTCGGACCATACCGCAGCGGCGATAGCTGCCGTGGCGTTGTCCGCCAGCTCATCGCTGCCAATCGCATCGGTCGCAATCGCGGCAGCGGTCACAACTCCCGTTGCCATGCTCGTGGTTCGCGTGTCCGTGCCAAACGCCTGTGCCGTGCTGTTCCAGTTGCCGCCACCTTGCGCCACTTCAGCATCCGCCACCGCCGCCGTACCGCCAGCGCGTGAGTAATACCGCCAACTGTAGCTGCGTCCATCGACCATCGCCGCAACGAGCGTGGTCAAGGTGGCACCGCTGATGTCGATATTTAAGTCTCCCGCTGCATCGACTACGGTTGCGCCGAGGTCGTGATCGTCTCGCGTGCCGCTTGCTGCTGCCGCGAAAGTGCCCGTGCCCGGCTTGTACGACAAGCCCGTTGTTTCGTCTTTGAGTACGACGTACAGCGTCTCGCCGATGCGGTCGGTGTTGGTGTAGGTTTGGAAAATAAGTGCCATGTTTTTATTGCTGGGTTACGGGTTGCTTGGCATCCACCGGCACGCTGTATCGCAGCCACGGGCCGGGGGTCTTTACGTGTGTAATCTCCGAGGCTTCGGCTACGGCACTGCGCGGGCCGCCGCTGACGATGGAATGCCCGGTTGGAATCGGCTCGTTGGTACTCATCTGGATTCCGTCGAACTTGACCATGCCCTGATGGTGAATGGCGAATTGCGGGGGCCGGTTCCACGAGTTGTACGTGCCGCGCTCCAGCAGCAAGCGACCGCTCATCTTGTAGTCGATGATCGGACCAGCGGTGTTGCGGCTAGCGAACCGCGTATCGGTCAGCGTGATTGAGCCGCGCGAGCTAGTTGGTCCGCCGGTGCGCAATAGCTGCTTGCTGTTCTCGGAGTTCCAGCGATTGATAACGACCTGCGGCACGAAGTCGCTGACCAGAAAATCGCAATCGGTGAAGCTACCGCCACCACAATCCTCCACCGTGTAGAAGTTGCCGTACTCGCCGTAGATCGCGTGCTTCGCGCCGTTGTAGCCCAGGAACACGGTACGCATAAACTTCAGTGCGTGGCACTGGCTACCATTGATCCGCACACAAGAGTTGGTGCAAGCAATCAATCTGCAATCCCGCCACTCGTGCCAATCGTTGTTGCGGTCGTGCAAGCGCGGGCCATTTTCCCCAACCAAAAACGCATCGCGGAACGGCAGGCCGCGATGGATGCTTACGCGGTCGAACACGCAATGTGACGTGGGCAGTCCCCAGGGTTTGCCGTTGTGGAGTAAGCCCGACGGGATGCTGCTAATTTGGATGCCGGCCAGCACGTCCGGCACTTCGCTTTCCAAGGAGAAGTCGCGCAGCGTTAACCAATTCGCTCCTCGCAAGTCGATAGCCGGTTTATCGGGCGGTCCTTTGTAAACCAGAAAAGTGCCGCTCGGCGAACCTTGCAGCGTGAAATTCTCTGTATCGTAAATGCGCAGGCTGTCTGCCAACACTACGCGACCTTTGGGCAGCGTCACCACTCGTTCGCCATCCGCAATGGCCTTGTCGATAAGCGTTTGGATAGCGGGAGCAACCGTGGCGGCCTGTGCTTGCGGCGGCGATAGGTAAGACGATGGGATGAGTTCCATGATTTTATTCCGTTGTCAAACTTTCTCGAATTATTTAACTCACTGTGACGCGGAGTGCTGCTGTTTCGTTTGGCGACTGTGTGGTAACGGACGGGCCGGATGGTGCCGAGTTCGCGTAAGTATGCGAGGTGTAGTAGCTACCAAGCAGCGCAGTGGCCGAATAGCCCCACACCGCGTATCCAGGCACGCATTGCAACCCAGGTGCCCCATCGCTCACCAGCCCCACCCAGTACCACCCGCGTTCAATCGTGGTCGTGATGGTCACGGTCTTGAAGCCGCCGCTGCCAAGCGTGCTGTCCACCACCCGTTCTGTTGAAGTGGCAACGTGCGTGCCAATGGTTCCGTCCGCGTTGACCGTGTAGAGAAATGCCTTCAACTTCTTTCCGCTGGCAGCGTAAGCGTAGAGGTTAAATGCGACGTCCATTGATGTGCCAGCCTTGGTCGCGTACACCGGCTGCCACACGATGCGGTCGGCCGTGATGGCAACGCCTGTTGCCGTTGGAACTTGGGTCGCAAAAATCCCTTCCGGGTGCGGTCGTAAGTTCGGCAGGTCTGCCAACACTGGCGCACGAAACGACGGTGCCGCCGCACTGCCCGAAGTTGGCCCCGCAAAAACGGTATTTGCCGATGCTGTTGCCGCACCCGTGCCACCTGCTGCGACTGGAAACACGCCGCTCGTTGCACCCAGCGTATCGCGCGCGGCACTTGCGGTTGCATCGTCCAGCAGTGCCAAGCCCGTTACACCGGGCGTTGTGCCGTTAAACGAAGTCGCCTGCACGTCGCCGGTTTTGTTGTTGATTTCAATTGACATTTTATTAGCCGGTAACTTTCACGAGTTTGATGTACGACACCCAATAAATCGTTTTCGCCGCCTCGCCAGTGACCGTCAGTGCAAGTGCCCCGTTCGTGGTGTCGGCAGTGGCAGAAACATCCCAAGCAGTATTGTCCTCTGCCAGTACGGTTTTCAGCACGGTGCCGACCAGTGCCGTTGATGCCGCGTTGGCGTTGCGGTCGATGCAGCCTTCCAGCTTGTACGCGGCACTCTCGCCGTCAGCGTCGGTGCGGCGTGCAGCAACTTCAATGCTGAAAAAGTAGGTGCTGTCGTTTTGCAAAACACATTGCAGCGAGGAACCATCAAGGAACAATTCGGCGGGTGTTGCGTTGGTCGTGCTGCGGCGAGCAACTAGCTCAATAATCTGGGCGTCGCCACTGGCGGCGAATCGCCCGGCAGCGTGCGTGCGGGAGCCATAAAGTCCGAAGTCGTTGGCAGATTCACCGCTCTGCAATCCGCTGTCGCCGCTCTGCGTGTTACCCTGGCCACCTTGTGTGTTGTAGTTGCCGCTCTGGTCGTTGGCGTTGCCGCTCTGGGTGTTGCTGTAGCCGCTCTGGATGTTGTTGGTTCCATTCTGTAACCCGTAGCTGCCGCTCTGC